TAATTATATGGTTTTTAAAGCAAATGGAAATATTGGTATTGCAGAGGCGGATCCAACTTCAAAGCTTCAAGTTGCTGGTGATGTCAATATCACAGATGCGACAATATCTTCTTCTAAAACCACGGGTGCTCTCAAGGTTGCCGGTGGTATCGGTGTAGCTGGTAACATCCATACGAGTAATATCTATGCGGCATATGATACCGATGCAACTTCTTATATTGGGAGATCCGCGGTAGGTTTTGCAGGTGAAACTAATCATGCTTCTTTTGCACACATTGACAATAACACAACAGGGAATTATGCACTTAAACAAACCGAGGGTGGTACTACACACGTTAATGCGAAGTCGGGTCAGCATATTCGTTTAAATATAAATAACAATGAAAAGGCTAGAATTACAGGTGCTGGTGATCTCAAGATTGGATCTAATGTTTTATACGTAGACGTTTCAGAAACAAGTATTGGTGTTAATACTGCATCACCGGAAGCTACACTTCATGTGGTGGGTAATGCATACGTAAGTTCTACAACTGATGCAACTACAACAACAACAGGTGCACTCATTGTTTCGGGTGGTTTGGGTATCGCGAAAACATTATTTGCAGCAGATGTGTCATCTGGAAGTGTTATCGTAACAGATAACACTACATCTGATAGTGCAACTACGGGTGCTCTAAAGGTTACGGGTGGTATAAGTACTCAAGAAAACTTGAACGTTGGTGCTGTTGCTAAGGTATTATCCACCACAGATGCCTCTTCTAAAACCACTGGTGCCCTAATTGTCACAGGTGGTGTCGGTATTTCTAAGAATATTCATGCTTTACATGCTAATTTCGAGGATGTCGAAGCCGATAGTGTCACAGTGACAGACACAACTACTTCAACATCGGCTACAACGGGTGCCCTCAAGGTTGCGGGTGGTATAAGTACCCAAGAAAACCTAAATGTTGGTGCTGTCGCTAAGGTAATTTCAGCCACAGATGCCTCTTCAAAAACCACTGGTGCCCTAATTGTCACAGGTGGTGTAGGTATTTCAAAGAACATTCATGCTTTACATGCTAATTTCGAGGATGTAGAGGCTGATAGTGTCACAGTGACAGACACTACTACTTCAACCTCGGCTACAACGGGTGCCCTCAAAGTCGCTGGTGGTATAAGTACCCAAGAAAACCTAAATGTTGGGGCTGTCGCTAAGGTAATTTCAGCCACTGATGCCTCTTCAAAAACGACTGGTGCCCTAATTGTCACTGGTGGTGTGGGTATTTCAAAGAACATTCATGCTCTACATGCGAACTTTGAGGATGTAGAGGCTGATAGTGTCACAGTGACAGACACTACTACTTCAACCTCGGTTACAACGGGTGCCCTCAAAGTCGCTGGTGGTATAAGTACCCAAGAAAACCTAAATGTTGGAGGAACTGTTAAAGTCGATGGTGATACACTAGTGGTCAACGCCGCCACGGACCGAGTTGGTGTTAATAAAGCAGTACCCGCGCACGCCCTAGATGTCGTTGGTGATATCAACTTTAGTGGTTCTCTATTACAAGGTGGTAGCGCATTCGGGGGGTCTCCATGGAACACCGAAACAAGTCCAGATGCAGTGAATTACACTGCTGGGAACGTTGGGATTGGAGCCGCTGATCCAGATGCAACCCTAGATGTAACGGGAAATGTTTTCGTCTCCTCCAATGTGAATACCGGTGCGAATGTCTTCATCGCAGGGGGGCTCGTGACAAATACAGGTGGTGTCACGAAGAAGACCTACTCCTTTACGGGAGCTCTCGATAGTGGTCAGACTATAGCCAATTCCACGATTAAACTCACATTTACCGCCCACGTCTTCTATGCTAAGGTTGTGGCACATCTCATTGAGAGTGACAATGAAGTTAGTACTCTATCTCTAGAATGTGGTGGTGGTCATAGATCAGGAGGAACACCACTAAATGTAGCTCTGGGTCCCATATCCGTATTCGGTTCAGCGAGTACAAATCCATGGAATAGTGCAGTTGCTGTTACTACCACAACTATAGCCCTTGCACCAACAACGAACATGGCAGCTGCTGGTAATTACAACGTATTCATTGAATACATATCAGCTCATGCGAGTGGTGCAGTGACTAAAATTACAGAGGGTTCCACCGATGTGATTACATTTGGATATTAAAAATGTAAACTCACATTAGATGACTACAAACATACAAACTATAGCAGGTAATCTTGATATTACTGGAAATGTTTCAGTTTCTGCTAACGTATCTGCATCAACTTTCGGGGCTGATATCATAAATCTCATATATCCGGTCGGAGCTATTTACATATCACATGTGAGTACAAACCCCGGAACATATTTAACCGGTACCACTTGGGCAGTACATGGGGCTGGTAGGACTATGTTGGGCGCAGGTGGTGGCTATTCGGTAGGTCAAACTGGTGGATCGAAGACCCATACATTGACGGAAGCCCAGTTGCCATCACACAACCACGACCGAAAAGCATTCCCTGGTAACAATGAAAACGCCTCCCAATGGACTACGTTTAACACTGGAAACTATAGAGGTATTCCAATTCGAAGAGGTGGTGGGCAGGCGAATTACTACAGAGGTTCGGGTGATACGGGTAGCTCGAGCGCACACAGTATCCTACAACCCTACATCGTGAATTACGTGTGGATAAGAACAGGATAAATAATTTCCACGACTAAGATATGAGCGCGATTGCTGTGCAGAAATTGGCTGGTGATCTCACTGTTAGTGGTGATGTTTCAATCACCGGTAATTTAAATTCAACAGGGATAGCGACCACTTTTGTAAATCTTGTATACCCAGTTGGAGCTATTTACATATCGTATGTGAGTACAAACCCCGGAACCATATGGACAGATACTACCTGGACCGCACATGCTGCGGGTAGGGTTATTGTTAGTCTGAATAGCGGTGACGGCGACTTTGATTCTCCAGGTGAAACTGGTGGATCGAAGACGCATACATTGACAAGTGCCCAGATGGATGCACACCAACACGATTTTAAGTCATTCCCTGGTAACAATGAAAACGCCGGCACTTGGATTTCTTTTTTCACAGGTAATTATGCAGCCCTATCTGTTACGAGAGGTGGTGGGCAGGCAAATTACGTGAAAAATTCAGGTTCCACCGGTAGTGGTCAGGCGCACCCGATAGTGCAACCCTACGTTGTCGCTTACATGTGGCGGAGAACGGCATAAATAATTTCCACGATTAACATATGACTACAAACGTACAGACATTTTCTGGAGATATCGATGTTAGTAGCAATCTTACAGTTGGTGGTACCTTAAATACAACAGAATTTGGACCCGATATCATAGATGTGGTATACCCAGTAGGGACCATCTTTATAACGACAAGCTCAACGAACCCCGGAACATATCTAACTGGTACCACTTGGGCAGCATATGGCGAGGGTAGGGTTCTTGTTGGTCTGGACAGTGGCGACGCCGACTTTAACTCACCAGGGGAAACTGGTGGAACGAGCACCCATGCAATAACGACTGCACAGCTGCCATCACACGCCCACAATATAAAACAATTCCCTGGTTACAATCAGAGTGGTGGTGTATGGCTTTCGTTTTTAACTGGTCGGTATAATGCCCTACCAATTCGAAGAGGTGGTGGGCAGGCAAATTACTACAGAGCTACAGGTAATACGGGTAGTGGAAGCGGACACAATATTATGCAACCCTACATTGTGGATTACCTGTGGCGGAGAACTGCATAAATAATCTAAACTATTTTAAATGAGTAAGCACTACGTATTGAACAGGATATTCGACGAAATGGACCCCAAACCACCATACTACGACTTAGATGGTCCAGTCGACGACTGGGAATCTTTCATAATCCCAGAAGGATACGATAAACCCACCAGAGAGGCATTTGATGCAAAGTTTGCAGAACTGTATGCACTCCAACCAATGAGGAGACTTAGGATAGCGAGAAATTATAAGCTCACTGATACGGATTGGGTTTTCTCACCAGATCTCCCTTCGATGACGACTGAAAAACTAGAGGAGTGGAAAACCTATCGCCAAGCTTTAAGGGATATAACTCTAAACGCAAGTCCAACTCTTGCCGATGATGGTGTTGAACTGTTGAATGTAACATGGCCAGAACCTCCAACAAACTAAAATGACAAGGTTGATACACCTTGATCAGCCCCAATTGTGCCTTTAAACCATGTATTAAATGACAGACTTATTCTTGCATCCTGACTAGTATCTTGACGTTCCCTTACTTCATGTGCTAAACAAGATGGAAACATGACGAAACCATTTTTATTCGCCCTAAAAACTTGCTCCGATACAGACCATTGAGAACCGTAACTGTCTATATGAAAGCTACCAAGTGGCTGACGAGGATGGGATCGTATAAATGATATGTTATCTGTATCAGTAGAATTAATATACAAAACTCCGGATATTAAACTATTCGCATGATCATGTTGGTGATGCATCTGTCCATACTTAGTGGCATTTAACCATGAGTGGGTGATATACAATTTAACATCTGTTGTTGGTTTATACACCATCTGGAAAAACTCGTTTAAATATTCAGTCAGTTCGTTTTTTAGTTCCTGCAAACCCTCGTTATCCAGAACACGTATTTCACGAGTTGATTCATTATTACAGTCGTGATTCCCATTTTTAATTGGATCACTAAGATACATGTTAAAAATTTCAAGTTCCTTTTCCGTGAATTCTTTTTCACGTATGACACACCCCACGGGCGTTGGAAATATACTTTCGATTGAGAACATTACATGTATATAAACATTTAACTTTAATATACACTAGAATGAACGAATCTCTGATTTCTCAGATTCCAAATGTATTTTCCGAAGATTTGTGTAAAGATATAATCAAAAAGTTTGACGAAGATTCGCGAAAGCAAAGGGGTTATTTAGTTCAATATGATCGTAACATAGTGGACACCGAATTAAAAAACTCCACGGAGCTTTTTATTAGTAGTTATGATGATTGGAGTAATATTAATACACGAATTGCTGAATCAATCACAGAGTGTGTAAATCTATATTTAGAAGAACTATTGGAGTATTTAACCATTAAAACCAATCTCAAAGATGCACAGCGCAATGTTAATTGTATAAGTAATGGAATGTTTGATCGCGGATATGTAATTTCTAAAATAGATCAAGGTAATGGATATCCTTGGCACAATGATTCCGTTGCTACAAAAGATACACCCAGTGGGTACAGGGGGTTGTTATCTATAATAACGTATTTAAATACAATTACTGAAGGTGGTGAAACTAAGTTTATAGATGGATTTGTTGCGAAGCCAGAGGCTGGAAAATCACTAGTGTTGCCAGCTACATGGAATACCATTCATACTGGTTCTACTGTACTTACCAATGAAAGTAAATATATATGTGTATCACTTATATTTTCAAAAAGTTGAGACAGTGTGCCAGGTTTTCATGAAAAAATAAACTCTTACTATAATATAAATGTCTGGTGGTATTGCCCAACTCGTTGCCGTAGGTGCTCAGGATGTGCACCTCGTAGGCCAGCCCGAGGTCAGCTTTTTCCGATCCACCTACAAACGTCATACAAACTTCTCCCAAACTGTCGAGCGTCAGGTCATTCAGGGCAACGTCTCAAACAACGGTATGTCGACCGTTCGCTTCGAGCGCAAGGGTGATATGCTCGGGTATGTCTACCTCGTACCCAATGATGGTACCGCTACCCAAGCTTACAGTCAAGCCCAGTGGTTGACCAAAATTGACAAGGTTGAACTCCTTGTGGGGGGTCAGGTGATTGATGAGCAGGATTCTATTTACTCCACCCTCATTGCTCCCCGACTTTCTGCGACTACCGCTGCCAAATCACCTTCGGCTGACCTTGCCAATGGTGGTACCTCGTACAGGTGGTACCCTCTCAGGTTCGCTTTCTGTGAGAACTGGCAGACTGCTCTCCCACTCATTTCTCTCCAGTATCATGATGTCGAGCTCCGAATCACTTGGGGCTCCGCGGCGGCTACTGACAAGTGGGATGTCTACGCGAACTACGCGTACCTCGATACCCAGGAGCGTGAGGTGTTCGCTTCCCAGCCCCAAAACATGCTCATCACCCAAACCCAGAAGGCGGTCTCCTCCGGATCCAAGATCCAGGAGCT